TTACTGATTAGGCACAGCCATTTCGACGCGGCGCGGACGCTCGCCGTCGCGGCCGGGAATCAGCACGACCACGACACAGACAGGGGCGCCGTTCTGTGTGGATGGCGTTGCCTTGGCGAGCTTTCCGCCCTGATCCTTGGCTGTCTTCTCGCCGACGGCGGTGCAGTCGCCGGCAGCAGCGACGACAAGATTGGAGGTCTGCGGCGCAGCAATCGGCATGGCGCCAGCATCGGCAATGCCGCCGACGAAGCCGTCGACCGGCAACAAGCCAAAACTCACCGCGAGAAGCGCGAAAACTTTGAGTGCAGGGTTCTTTTTCATCATGTTGCCTTGTATAGCGCACGACAGCTGAACGATGCATGAACAGCCCATTCGCGCTACCGAGCATAAAGGGTATTTTCCCTTTGCTATCACGCTTTGTGAAATTATGAAATGCGCGAAGTTGCCTTCACGCGGCCAATTATCGTAATGATTCCAGCGATTGCAGCTGCCAGTTGCAGTAAAACATCCGTTAGTGCGCCTTGATCGATGGCGCCATCGGCAATGCCGAAAGCGCCCGCCAGCCCCAGAATGATCGAAACCAGACCCGCCCAGACGGTGCGGGAAAGATACCATGCCTTGTCGTCGGTCATATTGTTTCTCCGAAAAATTAAATGCCGCTTGTGAAATCGAGAATGGCCGCATCGCCGGGCCCGGTTTTCGCGCTGACCATGGCAACACGAATCTGAAACGCACTGCTTCCCACCTCGCTTGCGCGCGCAGTGCTGCTGTAGGACCAGGATGGCGCGCTGACCTGTTCGCTCCTGACCCGACTGCCGCCCTGCCAGACCTCGACCGTATAAAGCTCGCGGTCCTCGCCGAGCGGAATATCCTCGCCAAGCCAGCTATCGGCATCGATGCGCCCGCGCCTTATCCAGTTGACCGTGAGATCGCCATTGGCTGCAAGATCATGGGTCAGATGAACCGGACTGAGCGGGGTCAAAGCGCGCAGACCGCCCGTTTCCGTGACCGTATCGAAATAGGCATCCGAGAATGTCTTGCCCGCCGTGCCGACACGCCAGTTGAGTTCGAGCCCCAGTTCCGAAGAGGACAGGCCCACCGCGCTGACCGCCGCATCGAGTAGCACGAAAGGCGTTTCCACCGGCTTGTCGGCAAGTGCTGCCGCCTCCGTGCCGAGCTGGCCGCGCAATAACCGGCGCAAGCGCCAGCGGTTGAGATCAATTTCCTCCGCGTCGAGAAACTGGAAAATCTCCCAGTTCCCGTCCGGCGCCTGCAACAATCCCGTATTGGCGCCGTTCAGGATTTGCGCCAGCGGACGCGATTGCAACTCGCCGGAATAGAGGGTGACATCGACATAATGCCCTTCCTGCAAGCGCCCGCTCGGACCGCCGGGAAGCGCTTCGGTCAGTTCGCCCATCACCGCCCGCTCGGTTATCGTCGCCCGTTCGGCAAAGCCTTCATCGGTCGGCGAGGCATAGACCGCCACACCGCGCCATGGCTTGGCATGACAGGCGATGCGGAACTGGCCCGCCGGATCCTCGGCACCCGGCCAGAGCGGCAGATCGAGCAAATGGAATGTCGGCTTCACATCGATGGCGGGACCGCCCGGCACGGCTTGCGGCGTTTCACCCCGGTCCGCGAAGACGATATTGGGCGCAAGCGCCGTCGTCTTGACCGATCGCACCGAGCCGTCATCCAGACCCGTAATGACATAATCACGCTCGCCGCCCAGCATATCGAGACGCAACCGGTCACCGACATGAAGCGCTGCCGCCGACCATGGCAGCGAAAAGGATGCGGTTCGCCGTTCGGCATAACGGCGCGCCATCCAGGATTCGGCAAGGGATGCTGCCTGCCCCTGCTCCATCGAACCCGACAGGCTGAGACTTTCGCTGCCCTGCCCCTCGTCGCGACGGACCGCAGCACCGACGACCTGAAAATCGCGCATCGGGTCGTTGCAATAAAGCTCGACCGTCGCGGGCAAGGTGCCCTGATCTTCCAGTTCCGCCGTGAAGGCTTCATCCTCGTCCGGCTGCACCAGCATGTCGCCGACCGCAACCGACGAGGCCGCGCGGGCCATGCTTCTGAAGATGAACTGGCCCGCCTGCTCAAAGCCATGCACGCCGAAAACGTCCAGCAACGGTTCCAGCACGTTGCGCGCGCTCGACGATTCCGAAATGACGAAACCGGCCAGATGCCCGTCGGCAGCGGAGCAGTCTGCCTCGGGCAATTCAAAATCGGCCAGAATCGCGGCGATCAGCTCATCCAGCGCGACACCGCTGATGCGCCCGTTCAGCCAGTGACCGAGACGCCAGTTGGCGGTATCGCCCCAGATGCTGCTGCCGAGCGGAAATTCCGGGAAAGGCCGGGTATCCCATGCCCAGAGATAGATGCGGTCCATATCCAGCATCGGCCCGCCATAAACGGAGGAGATGGCATTCGCGCCCTCCCAATGCCGGTAATGCGCGCGCAGAAAACGATCCATGCCCGCATCGGACCGCGACCCATTGGAAAAATAAGGTGCGGCATTTTCCGATGATTTCGGATCGGGAAAGACATTCGGCTGGTTCGGCCCCTTATCGACGGCGGGACAGCCCAGTTCCGTGAACCAGAGCGGTTTTGATTCCGGCACCCAGCCGGTCGGTGAGACTGCTTCGGCTCCATCAATGCGGTTGAAATGCGGATTGCTCCACCAGTTGCGAATGTCCTTATAGCGATAGACCCAGGGCTTGCCCGCCAGACCATCGGTGATCGGCGTGCGCTGTCTGGCCGTGCGGTCATCCATGCTGGCATAATACCAGTCATATCCCTCGCCCGCTTCCACCTGACCGGTCAGCCCGGCAAGGTCATAGGCCGAATCGAAGCCGTCCGGATTGCTCCCGTAGAGATCGTCGTCGCGCCAGTCGGCAAGCGGCATGTAATTATCGATGCCGATGGCATCGATTGCGGGATGCGACCAGAGCGGGTCGAGATTGAAGAACAGATCGCCGGTGCCATCCTGCGCCTGATAGCCGAAATATTCCGTCCAGTCCGCGCCATAGGTGATGCGGCAGGCGCTGCCCAGCCGGTCGCGCATGTCCTCTGCCAGCGAGCAGAGGCTCGACACGAAAGGAAAGTTCTCGCGGGAATCGCGAATGCTGGTGAGACCGCGCAATTCCGATCCGATCAGGAAGGAATCGACGCCGCCCGCTTGCACGGCCAGATCGGCGCAATGGCGCAGAAAACGGCGATAACCCCATTCGCCTTCGACAAAAGCCGTGACCTGATCCGTCGCCGCCGACGTCTTGTCGGGCGTGCCGACAAGGCCGATGGCCGGATGACAGGTAATGCGCCCGCGCCACGGATAGACCGGTTGCCCAACCCCGTCATAAGGCGAAGGCAGCGTGTTGCCCGCCGGAATATCCATCATGATGAAGGGGTAGAATGTCACATTCAGCCCCCGCGCCTTGGCATCGCGGATCGCCGCGATGACGCTCTCGTCCGATGGCGTACCGCCATAGGCGGCACCGTCGCCGCTGGTGGAGATGAGATGCGCACCCGCACGCGCAACGGTTTCGACCTGCCAGACATGGCTCGGCTTGCGCGCCGAAAGATCGGTGACGCCGGGGCGGATACGGCAATATCCGGCGCGCAGATCGTCGCCGAACCACGGCACGACAATCGCGACATGGCGCAGTCCCGGACACAGCGCCTGCAATTCGTCGAGCGCGGCGGTCCAGTCGCTGCGGGCGCGGATGGCGTTGCGGTTGATGGAGCGCGTGGTTCCCGCTGTCGGCTCGTCGGTGACCGGATCGGGCATCAGCCCGAACTCTGTCGAACCGGGGATCAGCGCCACGGCGCGCAGGTCACGCGCCACCTTGCCGACCGGGCGCACCACCTCGAATTCGAATTGCGGCAGGCGGTTGCCATAGGTATCGAGCGCGATACGCTCGAAAACCACATAGGCCGTGTCGCGATAGGCGGGCGCATTGCCCGTACCCTGCTTGGCCTCGATCAGCGGGTCCGGCTCCTGCGTGGCATTGCCGCGATAGACGCGCATTTCAATTTCGGTGAGATCGAGTTCCTGCCCATCGGCCCAGACCCGACGCACGAACGCGATCTCACCTTCGGCCACCGCATAAGCGGCATTGCCGAAATAGCTGTAACTGGTGACTTTCTGCCCGCCCTTGCCGCCCTGCCGCTCGGTGGTCGAACTCTCCTCGAAGCGCGTCGCCCAGATCAGCGTGCCGGACACGCGCGCCGTGCCATAGACGAAGGGCAGGCTGGCGCCTTCCTCCGCCGTCACCACGCGACCGCTCGAGAGCCTTGCGCCTTCGCTGTGACGGGTGGAATTGATCAGCGCGCTGTCGATGCTGTAGCCGCCCATCGCGCCAAGGCCCGCGCCGATGGCAGCGCCGACCGGGCCGAGCAGGCCGCCAATAGCAGCGCCCGCCGCTTGCAGAACGATCGTCGCCATGGATCAGTTTGTCCTTTCGGGGAAGATAAAAATACCCGCTATCCGCCTGCGCCATTGCGGCACCAGCGCCGAGACCAGCACGCCATGCCCCTCATAGGCATGGATGAAACGGTTCTCCCGCCCCATGATGCCGAGATGCTTGGCCGCCACATCGGCCCGCCAGCGGAAGACGATCAGGTCGCCGGGCTGCGGCTCGTTGCCATCACGCCGGATCATGTGCCGGGAGGCGGCGTCGAGCAGCCGGTCGCGGGCCGTCACCTCGCCCCAGTCGGGCGCATAGGCGCCGGGATTTTCCGGCTCGCAGCCATAAAGCGCGCGCCAGATGCCGCGCACCAGACCGAGACAGTCGCAACTGACGCCGAGCGTCGATGCGCCGTGCCGGTAGGGCGTGCCGATCCAGCGCCCGGCCTCGGCGAGAACATCATCAGCCAATGTCATGAAACCAGCGCGCTCCCGTCATATTCATTGTCGCCGGTGACATAGGTGTAAGCCGCATCGTTGCCCGGCAGATGCGGGAAGCCGCGAAAATTCACGCCATTGGCGAATTTCGCCTTGCAGGTCGCAAAGTTCTTGTCGCAGCCGGCAACGATGCGGAACGCATCGCCCGCCACGATGGGCAGAACCGGCGGTTCGGTCAGTTGCACATTGTTGCCGCTATGGTTCAGCACGCGTATTTTCGCGCCCGCATTGCTGCCGCTCGTCCAGGTGAGATAACCGTTCGTGAACCAGCCTGATGCAAAACCGTCGAGACCGGTTGCGGTCAGTTGGGCACGGTCCGCGCTCACGACGATGCTTTCGGCAAAATAGTGCGAATCGTTGAGATCAATACCGCAGCGCCCGTCGCCAAGGCTGGCATCGCAAAGGCGCATGACGCGCCGCCCGCGCACGGCATCGAACGCGGCGGCAACGCCTTTCAGCTCCATGACGAAACTGTTCGCGGCGCGGCTGATCTTCGCCGCCGTCCAGCGGCGCAGCAGCATATATTGGTCTTGTGCCGACCAGTTCACCAGATAGGCTTCTATGCTCGCGCAATCATAGCGCCCGTTTTCAATATCGGTCTCGCTGATCTTCTCGGAAGACAAAGCGCCTTCCACCTCACCGCCCGCAATGGACAATCCGAGCGTGGTGGAAGCCTCGCTGCTGTTGAGCCCCGTCAGCGGATCGCAGCCGACATCATCGATCACGAGGGTGCGGTCATGATCGGTAAAGCCGAGCACAAGCCCGTCGCGGCGACGGATAATCCATGCAAAGCAATGCGTTGTCACCTCGCCTTGCAAATGTGATTCAAGCGCGGGCGGAACCGGGATCATGCCTTCACCTCGATGATGGGAACGGAAGGAATTTCGCCAGCGCGGAACGAGGAAATGCTGGCGGTCAGGCGGTCGGTGTCGAAGCGCACGGCGACATCGAACAGGAAGCCCGCCGTCACGGCAGCGCCGATGCCCGGCACATAGTCCGGCGTGAAGGTCACGATCCCGGTCGCCAGATCGACCGTGAACGCCTCGCCTTCCGCCACACCAGCGCCGTTCACGGCGACGACGACCGAGCCTGAAACGGGACGCGTGATCGGACGGTCATAAGTCTCGTAACGCTTGATCAGCTGGAAGCTTGCCGTCGCGCCGTCGCCCGTGCCGAGCGTCTGGTCGAGACCGGACGGTACATTGTTGCCCGCCGCCGAGGAATAATCGAAGGGATCGCGAAAGCGGAAGGCATAGAGCGAGCCGCGCCGCGCCTCGAAAAAGGCCAGCACGGATTTCAGATCATCGAGCGAGCGCAGCCCCGTACCCGCATCGAAATGGCGGCGCGAATGCGCCCAGCGCGCATTGCGTTTTTCCAGCCCGGAGGTCAGCGTGACGATCTCGTTGCGCCATTCCGGCCCGCCGGTCGCGCCGAAGGAAACGCCGAGCGGAAAGCGCACATCGTGAAAGGCGTCGGTCATGGTCAAAGCCTCTTCGCGCCGCGACGCACCGCGCCCGCCAGCATGGTCGAAAGCTGGGCTTCCGACTTCCTGAACGAAGACGCGTCCGGCGATGTCATGTTGAAGACGACCTGCACCGGCTGGCTGTTGCCGCTGCCGGTCGCCACGCCGAGACGCCCGTCAGCGCCGCGTTGCAGGGGCAGGATCGCCTCCGCGCCCGCTTCGCCGGTCAGGCCGAGCGAGCCGTTGCCCATGCCGAAATAGGTCGGGCTCGACACCACGCCGCCCTTGGCGAAAGGCATGATCGAACCGATGCTGCTCACCAATCCGCTCACCGTCGATGAGGCGAGGCTCTGCAATGGCTGCAAACCGGCGGACAATGCCGAACCGGCAAGGCTGCTCGCGAGGCTGCGCAGCACATCCTCCAGCCCCTCGCCGGAGGTGATCGCGCTCTTGAGCGCCGAGGTCAGGCTTTTGCCGAAACTCGACGAGCGTTTTTCGAGGTCGGTCAAAGCGCGGTCGAATGCGCTCGTATCCGCATCGACGGATACGGTTACGGTCTCGTCTGTCATGAAATCACCTGTCAGGAAAAGCGCGCATCAGCGCATCGAACGCATGACGCGACGGGGCATCGCGCTGCGGCGCGAGGGGGCCGAGAGCCGCCGCCAGCTCGCGCGGGGTCATGGACCAGAAAGCCTGCGAAGAAAGCCGCAGCAAACCGAAACCCGCCCGCATCACCTCATCCCACGGAAAGGGCTTTGGCGAAGATTCCGATTCAACTGCGGCTCTCAAGGGTTTGACGGAGAATCGCTTTCCAGCTTTTCGGGCGTCCCGAACGTGGCCGTCAGAAGTGCGGCAACAATGCGGGCAAAACCCGCCGCGCCGCCATCGGCCCGCATCTCGGCCACATCGTCTTCGCTGACAACATGACCGCCGCCGCGCAGGCCCGCGCATAAAATACGCAGCATGTCACGCGCCGAAAGCCGCCCGGTCGAGAAGCGGGCAATCAGGTCGGACAGATTGTCGGTTTCGAAAGCCGTTTCCAGTTCGGCCAGCGCGCCGAGCGTGAGACAGAGGATCCAGTCGCGCCCATCCAGCCTTGCGGCGACCTCGCCGCGATGGCGGTTGGCCATCATGCCGCCGCTCCGAAGGTCATGTAGCCCGCCGATTCCAGCGCGATCTCGAACGTCATTTCGCTGTCGTGATCGCCGCCATATTCCAGCGCGGTAATCTGGAACGGCCCGCTGACGGTGCCAAAATCCGGCAGCACGATCTGCCAGTCGCGAATATCGCCGTCGAAAAACAGATCGCGCACCAGCGCATCCGATGCGGCGTCCTTGAAAATGCCCGAGCCGCTGATCGACACGCGCTGCGAACCGCTTCCGGCCAGCAATTGCCGCCAGCGCCCGGCGGAATCCGCATCGGTCACATCGACGGTTTCCGCATTGAAGGCGATGCGCTTGGTGCGCAGGCCCGCACAGGTTTCAAAACTGCCATCGTCACGCGCCGTCTTGAGCAAGATGTCCTTGCCTCTTTGAGCCGCCATCCATGTCTCCTAGTTTGAAACGAGAGGTTCAGTCACCGCGCGATAGCGCATGGTGCCGAGATAAGAGCCGAGACCGTCCGTGTTGCGGGCGATCACTTCGGTCAGCATGAGATTGACGAGGTGATGACCGTCCACCGTGACCGGCGGTCCTTCATCGAGCCTGGCTGCGATCTTGGCGGCAATGTCCAGCACGCGCTTGCGCCCGCTTTCCTTGGCCCAGATCTGTATGTTGAGAAAATGCTCGTCGCCCTTTTCGCTGGCCGTGCTCCAGTCGCGGCTGGAAGTCTCGCCAAGCGTGACATAGGGAAAGGGCGTCTTCGGCGGCACATGGTCGTAGACCCGCTCGCCGCCAAGCGTTTCGATCAGTCCGTCGTCATCCTTCAGGGCTTCAAACAGTGCCCTCTGCAGTGCTGCCGCTCCAAGCGTCATCCATGCCCCCGCTGGAAGTCTCCATACCGGTGTTTGCAATCGTTCCCGCGCCTGCACCCCGCGCAAGCGCCTGCTTTTCAAAAGTCACATCCTCGCCAATGGCCAAAGCCTTCCAGCGAAGCGCCCGCACCAGCCCGTCGGTCGTCAGTTTCATCGCAAGTTTCATCGTCCCTCCTCGACCGCGAGGCAGATTAGATAGCGTCCCGTTTCATCCGGGTCATGCACCGCGCTGAGCCGGAAAATGCGTCCGCCCTTTCTCAGTCGCATGGCGGTGGAAATATCGTCGCGATAACGCAGCAGGATGCGATGCGTCACCTCCGGCTGCGGGCGCGTGCCGAAATCGCGCTGCGCCACCGAAACAGGCTCAATCCGGCCCCAGACCGTGGCCACGTCCACCCATGCCTCGGTATAGCCGCCCATGCCGTCAGCTTCGGGCTGCGATGCCTCCAGCGCCAGCTCGGCAGTGAGCTGGCCCGGATCGATGAACAGCACATTGTTCATAAGGAAACCCGCTTCCAGCTATCGACCATCTGGTTGATCACCGGCGGGAAAGTCAGCGGCACGGCGGCAGCATCGACGCCCGCACGCGATTCGTAAAGATGCGCGGTCAGGCTCAAAATGGCCTGTTTCAGCGCCTCCGGCACGCTCTCCGCCGTCTCGCCGAAGCCGACCACGAAATCGACCTCGATGCCGTTGAAGCTCGGCGCGTCCGGATAAGGCGCCATATAAAGACGCTGCGGGCGGCGGCCCTGCTGCAACTCGAACTCCTCCGGCGCGAAGCTGATCGCCGTGCCGTCCTGACGATAGGCAACCACTTCGGTCACCGCCTTGACCGGATATTTGAACAGGGCCAGACGCCCGGAACGCGGCCAGCGGTCCACGCGCAGCCGCCAGGTCTGATCGATCAGCGCCAGGCCGGTTTCGGCTTCCACCAGTTCGCGCGCCGTCTTGATGAGGCGCTCCAGAATGGCGTCTTCGCTTTGTGTCGAGAGGCGCAAGAATGCACGCGCGTCTTCGATCGACACCGGCTCGACTGCCGGCGGCGTGACAAGAAACATTGTCATGGATTTTCCCCTAAACGATAACTTTCAAATCAGTCAGTTACTCATGAGCGCCCTGTCAGTTTTGCCTTCTCGCGAAGGCAAAGCCACCTGCCAAAACCGGCAGTGGGGGCCTGAAAAGACCTGCAAAAAATGACAGCCGGCCTTCTTATGCGGCGAATTTCAGCAGCTTGATCGCGTCGAAATCCTGCACGCCGCCGCCGACGCGCTTGGTGGTGTAGAACAGCACATAGGGTTTTGCGGAATAGGGATCGCGCAGCACCCGCACGCCGATGCGGTCCACCACCAGATAGCCGCGCCCGAAATCGCCGAAGGCAATGGCGGACGCGCCGGCGGTGATGTCCGGCATATGTTCGGCCTCGACCAGACCGAAGCCCATCAGCGACGCCTTTTCACCGATGGCGGCCGGCGGCTGCCAGAGATAATTGCCGTCATTGTCCTTGAGCTTGCGCAAGACGCTCTGCGTCTTGCGGTTCATGACGAAACTGGCGTTCTGGCGATAACCCGCCTTCAACGCATAGATCAGTTCGATCAGCTTGTCGGACGGATCGGTGGCCGGAAGTGCGCCATCGACACCGGTGGCGATGCTGCCGAGCTTGCCCCATTCCCAGGCGCTTTCGTCAATGCTGTCGTAATTCAGGAAACCACGCGGCTTGTTGACGCCGTCGCCATTGACGAAGGCGGCGCCTTCCTGTTCGGCGAAGGCGGTTTCCACTTCCTCGGCGATCCACTGCTCGACATTGACCGCCGCATCGTCGAGAAGTGCAGCGGTCGCCGCCGGCATGGCGTAGATTTCCATGGTCGGGAACTGCAATTCGGCCAGCTTTGCGGAAGCGGTCTGCGGACGCGCATCGGTTTCGCCGACCCAGCCCGTCGCCGGACCGGTGATGGAGAACGGCTTCTTCAGAACCGCGCCGGAGACCTGACGCACGCTGGAAATGCCGCGGACCGGCGACAGCACGGCAAGCCTGCGGCCGATTTCGGTTTCCAGCTCGGCAGGCACCAGATAGCCGCCATCCGGACCCGAAGCATAGGAATGCGCCTTCTGCTCGATGCCGCGCAGGGCCTGCTCGTCACCGCGACGGACATAGCCGTCGAAAGCCTGCTTGTGCTCGACATTCGCCAGCACCGTGCTGCCGCCAAGCTGCGGACGCGACTGCTTCAGCACATAGGCGTCGAGCGCCTGTTTCTGTTCGTCGAGGGCGCGATTGATGCGCTCGACCTTTTCGGTGAGGAGCACGTCCACGCCCGCATGTTTCTCGACCTTCTTCAGCCGCTCATCATTGGCGTCGCGGAAGGCCGAGAATGCGGTCATGAATTCTTCGAAAGCCTCGCCGACATCGCCATTCTGATGGACGTTCGGGACAAGCGACTTCGTTTCCACGCTCTTGGTTTCGAGCGGGATGGCATGAGTTTTTTCCATAGAGTTCCTGTTATCTGGACATTGTTCTGGCGGCATCGCGCATACGCCGCGCAAGGCCGGTTTCTTCATGCCGGACGGCTTCCCGCCGCGTCCGGTTGTCGCCGAGCGCCGCATAGCCCTTGGCTATGACGATGCGTGCGCTCGCACGGCTCAGCCCCGCATCCCGCGTGAGCCAGCGTTCGAATTCCCTGATGCTCGGCAAATCCGATTTGACCTGACCGATGCGCGCCTGCGGCAACATCGGAAAGGTCACCACCGAGATTTCCCAAAGGTCGGCTTCGAGAATATGGCGCAAGCCAGTGCGCGCATCCTTGCGCGCCTTCACCGTGCGAAAGCCGATGGACAGCCCGTCCACCCCGCCCGAGCGCAAAAGTTCCAGCGCCTCGCGGGCCCGCGCCACGCCCTTGGCAAGCCGGCCTTCGACATAGAGCCCACGCGTATCTTCCCTGATCTGCGTCCAAACGCCGATGGGTTCCGCCGCATCGTGCTGCCACAACATGCGGATGCCCGATATGCCGCGCTCGCGCAAAGCGCGGGTGAATGCGCCGCGCTCGATCACATCGGCGCCCAGATCCGGCAGGCCGAACACGCTCGCATAGCCGGAAAAGCTGCCGTCGATCTCGACATCTTCCAGCGCCAGCGAAGCGCGCTTGGTTTCCAGCTTGAGGTCAGGCTTGGTCATTGGTGTCCCTTTCCGCCGGGAGAATGCCCGGCAGAGCGGCATGTTTCAGCCGCTCGCTGAACCGCTTGAACACACCCAGCGCCGACCAGGCGGCAAGGCTGGCGGATGCCGATCCCATCAGCATCAGTTCGGCCCGACCGAGCGCGGCATCGAGCGCCAGCGCTTCGGCGATCTTCACGCCCGCCGCGCCGCCGAAAACCATGCCGCAGATGATGCCGACGGCAAAACGAACCGCCGCCTCGCGCCTGCCATGCGGCAGCATATAGGCGAGCGATACCGCCGATCCCGCAACCGCGCCCGCAACCTTGGCGAACCATATCCATGCGGCATCCGATGCAAGAACCGTATCGTTCAGATTGCTCATGACACCCTCCTGCCTTTTATGTGCGGCTGATAGCCGACCGCCTCGCGCTTTTCGTCGTCGGTGAGGAAAGGCGCATCGGAAACGCGCTGCCACAGCGCCTCCCGCTCGACGGAAAGCCCCTCGATGCGGTCGGCGTCGTAATCGAGCCGCAGATTGTCACCGAATAACGGGCCGAGCCAGTTGCTGAAGGCCCTCGTCATGCGCCCCATCAGCGGCAGCACGGTCAGGCGATAGAATGCCCGGTTGGCCTCGGCATAATTGGCATAGGTATTGTCGCCGGGGATGCCGAGCAGCATGGGCGGCACGCCGAAAGCCAGTGCGATGTCGCGCGCGGCGCCATTCTTCGCCTCGATGAAATCCATGTCCTGCGGGCTGTAGCCCATCGCCTTCCAGTCGAGTCCCCCTTCCAGAAGCAGCGGACGCCCCGCCCCCGCCGCGCCGGTATAGCCTTCCTCCAGCTCGGCCTTCAGGCGCTCGAACTGTTCCTCGGTCAGGTTGCCGCCGTCCTTCGGCGCATAGACCAGCGCGCCTGACGGGCGGGCGGAATTGTCAAGCAGCGCCTTGTTCCACGCGCCCGCCGCATTATGCGTATCGAGCGCCATCAGGGCCGCTTCAAGCGGCGCGAAGCCGTAAAGATCGTCGAGCGGATGGAACAGTTTCAGATGCAGTCCCGGCGCGCGCTCCGTGCCGGTCGCGATGCGCCGTACCGACGCGCCGGAGCGATAGACCAGCGCCTGCGGCCAGCCATTGACGTCGGTTTCCACGCTGACGCGTTCGGGCTTCAACAGATGCAGTTCAATCCGCCCGCTCGGCAAATCGACGCGTTCCACATAGGCATTGCCGGAAATCAGCCAATGACCGTAGAGCCGTTCGAGAAAACTGCTGCCATCCAGACCCGATTGCGGACAGGCCACCAGTTCCAGAAGCGGGTGCGTCTCGTGTTCCGTGACGCCTTCATAGAGCAGCCATGGAACGCTGCTGGCCGCATCGGCGATCAGGCGCACGCAGCGATGCGCGACCGGATTGCGCATAAAACCCTCGCGGGCCAGCGTCGTATAATCACGGGCAATCCATGACGCGCCGCGCTCGACATGCAGGGCGACAAAACCGCTCGCCATTTTCAGCTCGCGCCGCGCATCCGCTGGCAAGCGCGCAGCACCGTTGCGCCGCGACCGTTTCCAAGCCCAGTTCCAAGCCATAAAGTGGCCTCTCCACATTGTTCCATAAAAATTAGCCGAAACGCCGGATGCGCGGTTTCATATCCGCCCCCAGCATCAATTCGCCCAAGGCCCAGACCATGGCATCGAGACGATCCGGCGACCTGCCGCTGGAAAGTCCCTCCGGCGCGAAATCGCACATTTCGTCTTCCAGCGCGGGAAAACGTCCCGCGTGACGCACCCGCCCCTGCTCATACAAGGCGGCGACCGGCTCGGCGCGCAGCCATTTGCCCCGTGTCGCACGCCGTTTCAGCACCGGCACCGAAGCGTCTTCGGCGGCCAAAACCGCCGCCACCATCTCGCCGCCCTGATTGACCTCGGCCACAATGGCGTCGGCCTCAAGCCGGTGATAAAGCGCAATGGCCTTGCGCGCCCATTGATGCGGCTTGGCCATGGACAGGCTGTCATCGGCCAGCACATGGGCAAAGCCTTCCACATCGATCCCGGCCGCGACAATGCCACAGGCATCCGACGCCTTGCCCGACGACGCCGGCGGATCGACGGCAACGACGATCCGCGCAAGCGGCGGGGGGCGCTCTTCGAAACAGCGTTCGATCAGATCGCGCGACCACAAGGCGCCCGGACGTTCCTCGATCAGTTCGCCGTCCAGTTCCTGCCGTCCGAGGCGGGTGCCCGCATAACGGCGGTTGATCGCATCGATAAATCCATCCGCCAGATTGGCGGCGTTTTCATCAGTGCGCATATGCGTCATCGAAACCGTGCCGTCAGCCATCAGCGTTTTGAGCAATGGCACGGCACGCGGCGTCGTGGTGACGACCTGGCGCGGAAAATCGCCCAGCCGCAGACCGAATTGCAGCATGTCCCAGGTTTCCTGCGGATGCCGCCATTTCGCCAGTTCGTCGCACCAGGCGGCGGAAAATTGCGGCCCGCGCAGCCCGTCCGGGTCTTCCGACGAAAACAGTGTCGCCGTCGCGCCATTGTCCCAGATCAGGCGGCGGCGCGTCGCCTCATAACGCGGGCGCGAAAGCCGCGAGACCGACAGCACCCCGGAAGGCCCATCGACCATCACCTCCCGCGCATCGTTGAATGTTTCGCCAACCAGCGCGATATGGCCGTAAGGCTTTTGCGCGAAGGGCGGCAGTCCGAGCGCCATGCCGGAGACCCATTCCGCGCCGGCCCGCGTCTTGCCGGAACCGCGCCCGCCCAGGATGAGCCAGACGCGCCAGTCGCCATCGGGCGGCAATTGCGCGTCACGCGCCCGGAGCAGCCACTCCTCCCCCGTCGCCATCTGTTGTTTTCGCGTCAA